ACCAGTCGTCCGAAGAAACAATTTTTTGTTTCGAGTACGGCTGCCAACCGAAAACCTCCAAAATGAACAAAGCCCGATTAACTCGGATTTTGACATTCGGTGGTTGATGGTGGGGCGCGGCTTCACCTGGGTGAACCCAACTCAGAACCCCAATATCACTATTCGTGATAGGAAGGGTTCCTAGATGGGCCTCGACCATTAGTTTAATGGTCTCGGCCAGGCGATAGTATCCACGTCGATATGCTTCCTTATAATGGGAAACATAAGATGTGTATACACGGGAGTCTGCTGATCTACGATGAGGCCATACTCTCCGCAATTTAAGCGGAGTGACATCGACGCCTTTGTAGGCGTCGAGGCCACAGGATTCCCTAAAGGAACCTGTCGTGCAGCACTTAGCCGTATTGAACAAAAGTCCAAAACGGGGTAGGTGCTCCAATACAGCAGCATAGACTTCGCTGCGTATTATGAGATCATCGCCGTAAACATATACCATATCTCGGGCTCGCGCCTGAGGGATCCGGTAAGTGTCTACGATAGCGGCCACGGATAACGACCAGAAGATGAGCGCCTCAACGGGAAAGCATAAAGCTGAACCCATTGGAGCGAACTTCTTCAGTTCGATTACCCGTCCATCGGGGAGACGAGTAGAAGTGCTTCGTGTTGCAAGCAACGCGTTTAGCACTTCTGGATTGTGTGCAAAAAGACCTTTTACAAGGTCCAGATGGACACGATCAGACGCCTCCTTCATGTCAAGTGTAACCCACTCACCAGATACAGAGCCAACTAAGGCTAAGTGTCGGTTGACCATTTGGCTCGTGAAATTCACGTGCCCTTTGGTATACGAGTGAGATTCAATTCGGTCCACAACCTTACGGCTGAGACCTTGTTGAATCCACTGGTATTCGAGTGGTTCACACGAGATAAGCCTGGGACCACGTGAGTCCTTTGGAACAAGAACGACTTTCGCCGTTCCAGATCCAAGGAGATCAAGTGATTCCATGGCTTCCCGTTCGTCACAAACATGCATAAGGCTGTACTGAAAGTATTCCGTAAACGGATATACTTTCTCTATTTCCTTATATATGCGTGAGAAGTATGGCTTACGCCATGCTTCCTCACCTGTGGCAACATTCCCCGGTCCGTGAGCAGGAATTATATCCTGCACATCGAATCGAGAGAAGACAGTCCCAACTAAGGACTGCGCGGTGGCGAATACAGAGTCTGCGGGAATTGATAATTCCCCCAGATCGTCTTCCGTTTTGAGGAAATCCTCAATAACTCGAGACGTATCACTCTCCGTATAAGCCATCTCCAGCTTGTATACATAGTATGCAAGCTGTCGGATCGCCTTAACAGCGACTACGTCAGGTGGACAGAGCAAAACTCCGTCCTCCTTAAAGACACGCAAGAAGATCCCTCCGAGAAAACTCGGTAGGATCGATCCGGACTTCTTTTGGAAGTTCGGAATTTCGCTTATGTGTCCTTGCAGCAATGCTTTATCAAAGCATTTGCCGAGGCGTGGCATGACTTTCGTCAAAAACGAAAGCCCTTCCGACGCGACGCGATTTTGAATCTCTTCAATATCGCGTCGAGACTCGACTATTGCGACGCAGCAACTATCAGCTATATCTTGATACAGCTTACAGTAGAGGTCCACA